GGCTATCTGCGCGCTTTCACATACAACTTGGCCATGGAAATTGCGCCTGAGTTTGGTGTTGAGCCTTCGCCGCAAGTCACCCGCATTGCCATGGTTTCTAAGCGCGATTTGAAACGCATCAACAACCCAGATGACGTGATGGCGCTGCCTTACGCATTGGTGGCCAACCGCCAGCGCTTTAACATCTACGCCGGTAACTACTAATGAAGACGCCGATCCTTGGCTCCAGCTACGTTGCTCGCAGCGTCAATGCTGCGGACAATCGCATGGTCAATCTGTTTCCCGAAGTCATCCCCGAGGGCGGCAAGGAGGCGGGTTTTCTTAACCGCGCGCCTGGCCTCAAGTTCTTGCAGACCATTGGCACTGGCCCCATTCGCGCGCTGTGGTCACACCAGACAAGTGACAACAACTTTTATGTTGTCTCTGGCATGGAAGTCTATCGGGTGTTTGACCTTAACGGTACGCCTGAGTTGATCGGCACGGTTTCAGGCACTGGCCCCGTGTCAATTGCTGACAACGGTACGCAGATCTTTTTTGCTTGCAACGGCCCAAGCTACATCTACAACCAACAGACGCGCGTCTTTGCGCCTATCACAGACCCTGATTTTCCAGGCGCTGTGACGGTGGGCTATTTGGACGGCTACTTTGTGTTTAACGAACCCAATAGTCAGCGCGTATGGGTCACAGCGCTCTTGGATGGTACATCGGTAGACCCGCTTGATTTTGCAAGCGCTGAAGGCTCTCCAGACGGCTTGGTGGCCATCAATGTTGATCACCGCGAAGCTTGGCTTTTTGGCTCTGACTCAGTTGAGGTTTGGTATGACGCTGGCGGTGCAGATTTTCCTTTGGTACGCATTCAAGGTGCGTTCAATGAAATCGGTTGCGCAGCGCCTTTCTCGGTTGCCAAATTAGACAACAGTTTGTTTTGGCTTGGCCAAGACGCTCGTGGCCAAGGTATTGTTTACCGTGCCAATGGTTATAACGGTGTTAGGGTTTCTACTCATGCAGTGGAATATGCCATCGCCCAGTACGGCGTGATCTCAGACGCCCTTGCATATACTTATCAGCAAGAAGGCCACACGTTTTACGTGCTGACCTTCCCAAGCGCCAACGCTACTTGGGTCTATGACGCAGCCACACAGGCGTGGCATGAGCGCGCTGGGCTGACCAATGGTGAGTTTACACGTCACCGTTCTAACTGTCAGTGCAACTTTAAAGGCAGCATTGTTGTTGGCGACTTTGAAAACGGCAACATCTACACGTTTGACTTAGAGACTTACGCTGACAACAGCGCGGCTCAAAAGTGGCTCAGGTCTTGGCGCGCGCTGCCAACCGGCACAAACAACCTTAAACGCACTGCACACCACAGCTTGCAACTTGATTGTGAGACAGGCGTTGGCTTAAATACTGGGCAGGGCAGCGACCCACTGGTTATGCTGCGCTGGTCAGACGATGGCGGCCACACGTGGTCAAACGAACACTGGTCATCCATGGGCGCCATTGGCCGGTATGGTCACCGCGTGTTTTGGCGGCGTCTGGGCATGACTTTAAAACTGCGCGACAGGGTTTATGAGCTTTCGGGCACAGACCCTGTGAAGATTTCTATTGTTGGTGCTGAACTTTTAATAAGTCCGACCAATGCCTAACATCACCCAAATCCCCGCGCCTCGCGTCAGTCTTATCGATGAAAAGACGGGCATGATCTCGCGTGAGTGGTTTCGCTTTCTCAATAACATTTACACAATTGTTGGCGGTGAAACAAGAGGTGTGATCGCCCCAGAAAACGGTGGTACGGGCACTGGTGTTGTGCCTACCAACGGTCAAATACCGATTGGCGACGGCGCAAATTACACGCCGGCCAACTTGACGCAAGGCACTGGCCTAACCGTTACCAACGGCGCTGGCTCTGTTGCGCTGGCGATCACCAACACTGGCGTGACCGCAGGCTCTTACGGCTCTGCGTCTGTTGTGCCCAACTACACAGTTAACGCCCAAGGCCAGCTGACAACTGCGGCCAACACGTCCATTGCCATTGACGCATCTCAGGTTACGTCTGGCGTATTGCCTATTGCACGGGGCGGCACAAACACTAGCGCCACGCCTACAGCTGGCACGGTGGCCTACGGCACAGGTACAGCGGTTGCTTACAGTGCTGTAGGTACAGCAGGGCAATCATTGGTGTCTAACGGTGCAAGCGCCCCTAGTTGGTCAACAATCACAGGTAGCCAGTGGACAACAACTATTTCTGGCGTCGATATTTATTACAATACAGGAAATGTTGGTATTGGTACATCTACGCCTGGGTCTACTTTAGATGTCAAAGGCATTTTTAGATTGTCAGGATCATTTGGCGGCTTTGTTGGATTTGTAGCGCCAGCTTATGTTGCTAGTTCAATAACTTATACATTGCCATCAGTTGCCGGTACTGCCAACCAAGTGCTTCAAACTAACGGGTCGGGCGTTTTGTCGTGGGCTTCTGTTGGTGTTGGAACAGTTACAAGCGTCAGTGGCACGGGTACTGTGTCTGGTTTGTCTTTGTCCGGCACAGTCACTTCTTCAGGTAATTTAACCCTTGGCGGCGCAATATCGTTGGTGTTTGGCGATGTTACGTCGGCGCTAGGATACGTTCCATACCCCAACACCAACCCAAGCGGGTTTGTAAATTCAAGCGGATCTGTTGCATTTGCTACAAGCGCGGGTTCTGCGTCTACCGCAACTTCTGCGTCTACTGCAACTTCCGCGTCTACAGCTGCTAATTTGTCTGGCGGCACATTAACGACCAGTAGTTATTCATTGTTATCGTCGACTAGCTTGGTAGCAATTGGCAACAGTTCTGGTCAGGGCGTATTTGTCAATGGCAGCGGATCTTTTAGTTCTAGCGTAGACAACACCATGTCTTGCGGGACTTCTGGCTTTCGCTGGACAACCGTTTACGCCACCACGGGCACAATTAACACGTCTGACGCCAACCAAAAACAACAGATAGAAAATTTGACTGACGTTGAGTTTGCCGTGGCAAATGAGTTAAAAAGCAAGGTTAAAACCTTTAAATTTAATGAAGCTGTAGCAGCCAAAGGCTCAAATGCCCGCAAACACGTTGGCTGGATTGCGCAAGATGTTCAAACTGTTTTTGCCAATCACGGGCTAAACGCTAATGATTATGGAATGTTTTGTTCGGATGAAATAGATGGCAAAATTCAGCTTGGTGTTCGGTATGAAGAATTGTTAACTTTTATCTCGGCGGCTGAGGATCAAAAGATGACTTCTTTAATTTCTTCTGTTAGCCAATTAGTTGCCGAAGTAGAAGCCCTGAAAACTTCTCAACTACCCAAGTAACCAGTATCATTGCATTGAGGAATAAACAATGACAGTCAATATCTCCCTTTTCGCTGGCGCTGGCGCGCAGTTCTTTACCAACAGTGGCGTGCCTTTGTCTGGCGGATTGCTGTACACCTACGCCGCTGGCACGACAACGCCTACCGCAACTTACACGTCTTCTACGGGCGCTACTGCCAACAGCAACCCCATCGTGTTGGACTCTGCTGGCCGTCCACCATCTGAGATTTGGTTGACAACTGGTAGTAGTTATAAGTTTGTTTTGCAAACATCATTGGCGGTGTCAATTGGTACGTGGGACAACATCCCAGGCGTTAATGACTTCACCGCGCTGACAACACAACTAGCCAACCAGTCAAACGCCGCGCTTGGTGACGCTCTTATTGGTTTTAAACAAGCCAATACATCTGGCCTTATCTCTGGCGCTGTTGGCCGCACGGTGCATCAGAAACTGCAAGACTTGGTGAGCGTCAAGGACTTTGGCGCTACGGGTGACGGTACAACAGACGACACCACAGCCATCCAAGCCGCAATCTATTACGCCCAGACAAACGGCGGTTGCGTGTACTTGCCTGCTGGCACTTACATCATTACCAGTTCGTTGAACGTGCAGATTAACTCTGGCACGACACTGCCTTTGTTGCGCCCTTCTGTTCGTGGTGACGGTGCAGGCGCAACCACAATTTTGCAGACAGCCAACGCTAGTGGTTTGGTGATCACTGGGTACACATCCAACCCAGCAGACTACATGGATTTGGAAGACTTCACGCTTCAAAGCAATGCTGTAGGTGGCTACGGTAACGGCATTAGCTTTTCCGACAGCGCGTTTGTCAACATTGACAACGTCGAGGTACTTGGCTGGGAAAACGGCGTGTATGGTATTGACGCGTTGTCAATGACTTTTACCCGCCTTGTTAGCCGATTTAACATCAATGGCTTTAGATTTGAATCGTCTGGCTCAGGCACTGGCTACACATCTGAGCCTAATGCCATCACCATGCTTGGTTGCTCAATTGGTAACAACACCAACTACGGCGGTTGGGTTGTAGGCGCAGGCACGTTTACTTTTGTCGGAGGCTCTATTGAGTCTAACGGCGAAAGCACAACAACGCTGTCTACAAAGTGGGGTTTGCGCATTACCAACAGCGGCGGCAACTTTGATCAACAGTCAGCAGTTGGCATTAGCTTACAAGGTGTTTATTTTGAAGGTAATGGCGGTCAAGCTAACCTTTGGATTGAACAAAGCGTTTCACGCCCAGGCATGTCTGGCGCCGTGGTTGGTTGCAGCTTTGTAGTGCTTGGTAGCAGCTACCCTGCGGCCAGCGTTTACTTGTCAGCTACCAGTTCCACATACGCGTTTCCCATTGCGTTTACAGGTTGCGGTTGGTCTGGCTTAAACGTGTACACACCGAGCGCTAGCCGCCCTACAATCAACAACGTCAGCAGTGTCTATCCTTTGGCGCTGACAGGTTGCAGTTTTTACAGCACCACTGACCAATACAAGCAAGGCGCGCCTAATCGGTATGAGGGCAACGTAGAAGCCGTTGGTTACTATGACTTAAATGGCAATCCGATTGGCTCTGGCGGTACAGGCTCGCTCAACACCGTATTGACCGTTGGCAACACATCAACGCTTAACGGCATTTTTGGTGGCAACGGCACGTCAACTGGCGTTTTAATAGGCACTAAGACTTACAACAGTGTCAATTACGCGGGTATCGGCGCATTCCCTACAACCTTGTATTTGGCCAACAGCGCAACAAACTCTACGACTTACGCTGTTGAGTTTACCAACGCCAATTTTCAGCCGGCCGTTGACTCAAGCGCTGGCACAGCACTGACTTTAGGTGCGGCTGCCCGCCGTTGGAATGGCTTTTACTTAAACAATGCATTTAACTGGAACAGTTACTCGATTCCAGCCCCAGGCGGTAGCACCTCAACATTCTTGCGCAATGACGGCACATGGGCCACACCTTCTGGCGGTGGTAGCGGCGTTAGCTCGTTTAACACTCGCACCGGCGCAGTAACTTTACTTAGTGCTGATGTAACCGCCGCGCTTACATACACGCCGGTCAGCACATCGGGCGTTTTCTCTACCAATAGCACCACGCTGCTTAACTCTGGTTCAATTGTCGCATTGGGTAACAGTTCTGGCCAAGGTATCTTTGTTAACGGTAGCACAAACTTTGCCCCTAGCGCTGACAATGCAATGACTTGCGGATCCTCTGGTTTCCGCTGGACAACGGTCTATGCCACAACAGGCACGATCAACACGTCTGACGCAACCCAGAAAGAGCAAATTGCTGACCTGACAGTTGCTGAGTTGGCCGTGGCTCGTCGCATTAAGGCTTTGATCAAGACCTTTAAATTCAAGGACGCTGTGGTGGCCAAGGGCGACGGAGCTCGGATTCACGTTGGCGTCATGGCGCAAGACGTGCAAGCAGCCTTTGCTGCTGAAGGCTTGGATGCTGACAAATACGGCATGTTCTGCTCGGACACAGTTGATGGCGTAACCACTCTTGGTGTGCGTTACGAAGAGTTGTTGGCCTTTGTGATTGCCGCCTTATGATTAACCACCACTTCAGCGCTGGCGTCTACGCCAAAGAAACGCTGATTCCGGCGGGTCAAGTGCTTGTTCAGCATAAGCACAAGTTCAGCCACTTGTCGATTTTGGCCAGTGGGTCAATTGAGCTGATGGTGGACGGCGAGCGCAAGATTATTCACGCGCCAGCGTGTTTAACTATTGAAGCTGACAAGCATCATGGCGTAAAATCGCTCACAGACGTTGTGTGGTATTGCATTCATGCAACAGAATGCACTGATATAGATGAGATTGACGAAGTTTTAATTGTGCCAGGCGATCAAGCCAAAGCACAAAAACTGGCCCAGTGCCTACAGGAGAACTAATATGCCATGGATATTACCGGCTTTAGCATTTGGTGGTAGCACTTTACTCGGCGCAAGTGCTTCTAAAAGTGCTGCTAAAGCACAAGCAGGCGCAACTGACCGCGCAACTGAACTTCAAGAGCGCATGTTCAACAAACAACTTGAACTGCAAGAACCGTTTCGCCAAGCCGGCGTCAATGCGCTTAACAAAATAGAATCCGGCAACATCATGGGCGAAATGGATCCTAGTTACAGTTTTAGATTTCAAGAAGGTCTTAAAGCGCTTGACCGTCAGGCAGCCGCGCGCAGTGGTTTGATTAGCGGCGGCGCTTTAAAGGCCGCCCAGCGCTATGGCCAAGACTTTGCCTCTAATGAGTTTGGCAACGCTTACAACCGCCTTGCATCTCGTGCAGGGCTGGCGCAAACAGCTTCAAACAATATGGGCACTGCTGCCGGTAATTTTGGTATAAACGCAGGCAACAACATGATGGCCGGCGCTAACGCCCGCGCTTCTGGCTATGTTGGCGGCGCTAACGCATTGGCTGGTGGTTTGACGCAATACCTAAACTACACTCAAAATCAAAACTTGATGAACCGTTTGTTTCCCCAATCAACTAGCGGCGGCCCCGTTAATTTTGGTGGTAGTGGCAGCGGCACGTTTGGTGAAGGGGATTATTAAACATGGCACTTGACCCAAACATTGCAATGGGGTTTCGCGGCGTTGAGTTGCAAAACCCTTTAAACGCGCTTGCGCAAGTTTCGCAGATTCAAAACGCGCAAAATCAAAACGCTATGGCGCAACTTCAAATGCGCGAAGCGGAAGCGGCTGCGCAAGAGAAAAATATGTTGCGCCGGTTAGACCCTACCGCTTCTGACTATGAAAGCCAACTGTTTAAAGTTAGCCCCCAGTTGGGCATTAACTACCGCAAAGAGCAAGCCGCAACAGAAGCAAGCAAAGCCGCAACCGCGTCTAGTGTCGCTACTGCCGCAAAAGCAAAACAAGACATTCTTGGCCAAGCCTTGCGTGACATTAGCAACCGTCCTTCAGACGCCAACATTACCGCGCACACAGAAGACATTCAAGCGTCGCCTTTGTTTTCAAAAGAAGAAAAAGCAAAGGCTTTGATTACACAACAGACATTGTTGGCAATGCCTTTTGAGCAGCGTCAAGCATATCTTGCATCTCAAGGCGCTAAAGCTAGCGAATTAAAACCCACAACACAAACAGTCAACCGTGCTGGCGCTACAGATGTTATCCAAACACCAGCTTTTGGCGGCGCGCCCATTACAGTTGGCTCTTACGCGGATGTGCCGTTGCCGGCTAACGTGCAAGCGCAAAAGATACAAATTGCGCGTGAAAGCCGGCCACCGGCCCAACCTGTTGCACCGACAATTACGACCATTGTTGACCCAGCTAACCCAAATCAAATGATCACTATTGACGCTCGCCGTTACCAAGGCGGCGGCGTTGGATCGCCTGGTGTTATTGGCGTAGCGGGCAAAGAGCCGGGCGCCGCGCTGCGAACTAATAAAGTTGAAGAAGGTAAATCACAACTTCAAAACGATTTAGATAATTTACGCTCTTCATTTACAGAGCTTGACCGCTTGCGCGCTATTCCAAGCACCGAGCGCAATGTTGTATCTAACCTTATGTCAGCAGCTCAAGCAAGCGGCGTAGGCCAAGCACTTGGACGGGCGGGCGGTAGCCCAGAACAAGTTGAGCGCGACGTTATTAACAGCGCTCGTCAGCGATTAGTAGCTTCTATTAAAAATGCTACTGGAATGTCATCAAAGTCTTTAGACTCCAACATGGAATTGCAAACTATGCTAAGGTCTATTTCAGACCCTGGTCAATCAGTTGAAGCAGCCATGCGTATTATTGATGATATTGAAGCCGCGTATGTTAAAGGTAGCGGCACACTACCCAAGCCGGGCAAAACGCCTAGCGCCGGCGTAGACATGTCAAATCCTTTGTTAAAAAAATAAAAGGACAGTTATGGCCGATTTGTCCTCAATTTTGAATGACCCAAATTACGTCAACGCTAATGCTGAAACTAAAGCGGCCATTTTTGATAAGTTTTCTGCTCAAGATAAAAACTTTACCAGTGCTAATTTAGAAACTCAGCAAGCCATCCGCGTTAAGTTTGGTTTAGCTGCGCCTATGCCTAGCACCGGTATGCCTGTTGGGCGGCGTGGTCTAGCTAATCAAATTCCAGGCTATGGCGGCGCTGTGCCTGCGCCCACCGCGCCAGCAGGGCCAACAAAATCTGCGTCGTTTACTGAGACATTGATGGCGCCTATTGAAACAGCAGTTGCTTTGGGCACTAGCGCCATCACTGCGCCTATTGTTGAAGCCGCAAAAATTGGCGGCACGCTTTTTAGTGGCAAGTACGGCACGCAAGAAGGCATCCGCGCGGGCGAAGAGGTCGGCAAAAAAGTGTCGCAATTCTTTGCGCCTGCGTTAAGTCCTACCGCACGCCAGCAAACAGAAGCAATTGGTAACGCGCTTGCATCCACTGGTTTGCAAGGTGTACCTTTAAATGTGCTAGGCGATCTTCAGCGCGGTATGGCGCCTGCTATTCAATCAGCAGTGACCACGGCACGCGCTCCAATTGCGGCTCGCGCGACGGCCAAGCAAGAACAACGCGTCCAGCAAAGTTTGAAAAACGCAACGCAAATTGACGCTGCTAAAGACGCCGCTGATCTTGGTATTGCGCTTAACCCTGCTGTGTCTAACCCCACGGCCGCTAACCGTTTGCGCGCATCTGTGGCCGGCAGTTCTAACCTTGAATCTAATCTGGCCAAGCATAATTTGCCCGTCATTACAGACGTGGTTAAAAAAGATCTTGGCCTGCCAACAACAACTAAGTTGGATGTCGCCGCGTATGAAACGGCGCTAGATGCGGCCAGCAAGCCTTATGATGTAGTGCGTAAGTTGCCTGCTTTGCAACCAACTGACGACATTGTGCGCAATTTAGAAAGCGCGCGCATTCCTGTTGTGGCAGGGGATAAGGGCGCTTCAGCCGCAGTTAACAATTTAGTCGACAGCGTGCAAGTTATGTTAGGTGAAGGCCGATCTGGCAATTTGGTTTTGCAAGATATTCGTCAGCTTCGCCGCAACGCAAACAACACTTATCAATCTCAAAAAGCAGGGCTTGCGCCTGACCCAGCCAAAATTGCTGAGGCCGACGCGGGCATGAAGCTGGCCAATACGCTAGAGCAGTTGATCGACGCTAATGTGACCGACCCCCGCGTGTTGACTGATCTGCAAAAAGCACGCGTGCGCATGGCGCAAATCTATGATTATGAACGCGCTACTGACATGGCCACCGGCCTTATTGACCCGCAAGTGTTGGCCAAGATGGCGTCGGAAGGCAAACCTTTAAGCGGCACAATTGGCAAGATTGCTAACGTTGCCGCCAATTTTCCTGACGTCACGCAAGGCGGCACAGCTAAACCACCTTCATGGCGCGAAAAGTTAACGCGCTCTAGCGTGGCGGGTACGGTTGGCGCTTTGATGGGTTCGCCATTAGGTTTAGGCGGGTCAATTGCAGGCGGCGCCGCAGGCGCGGCCACAGGTAATGTCATAGCGGCAGCGCAAGCGCGTCGCATGACAACGCCTGAGTTTCAGCGCCAATATGCCGTACCAAAAGATTACCGCCCTGTGCCGATGGGCGACAATCCTTCGACAATCAATTACAACCCTAATCAAATGGTTCCATTTGATTATTCACAGCAGACGTTTACACCGCCTAATTTCACAATAGTTGGTGAACAGTATGGCCCTCGTGTAACGCCTGTTGCACCTAACATGCTTAACGCGTTGCCTGGGCCATCTGCTGAAGGCACTATGGGTGGCTTGGCCGCCGAGCGTGCCCGCGCAGCCGCCATGTCACGCACGCTTGGCCAGCAGGCAGAAGCACAACAAGCCGCTGCCGAAGCCGCCGCACGCCGGCCAGCGCGAGGCGGCGTTGAATTTGTAATTGACTCAGCCGGTAATTTGGTTGAAGCGCCTAAAGCTGGCGCCGGCGGCGTAATGCCTTCCGCGTTGGAATCTGCTGTTGCTAAGATGTCTGGTCAAGTTATTGAACAGCCTAGCACTACATTTAAAACGCAAACAATTTCACCTAAGAACGGTGCAAAACCTTACACGCGAATTACATCGCGTCAAGGTGAAACGACATTTGAGCGCGGCGTTAGCAAAGCGTTTGACATGACTGCCGAAGAGAAAATTGCTTGGAACAAAGCCAAGGCTGATTTGGCCGAAGTTGTGCCAGGCATGAAGACTTTAAGCGACAAAGCTATTGCATCCAAGATGCAAGACCGCGCATGGGTGCAAGACTCAATGGAAAAGGCGCAAGCCAAGGCGCGCGCTTTTGAAGACATCGCCGCCCGCGCCAACACTGAGCGCTTGCGTCAAGACGCGCTGATCAAGCGCGAGCAAATGATGGATCTGGCCGAGCAGTTGCAAGATGCGCTTGGTTCGCGGCCTGTCAAACGTGGTGGCCAAGGCCCAAAGACCCGCGCATTTCAACGCAACATGTTGACGCCGGAACAAGAAATTCAAAACGCATTGGCTAAGTAATGGACTCGCAAGTTCTTTTTAACATCGCAGTCAGTCTGGCGGGGTTCTTAGGTGGCTGGGTGCTCAACAACATCTACCGATCCATTGAGCGCCTTGACACCGACGTGCGCAGTATGCCGCTAAACTACGTCACCCGGGACGACTACCGCGCTGACTTGCGCGAAATTAAAGACATGCTTGGAAAGATCTTTGACAAACTAGACGCCAAGGTCGACAAATGATGGACTGGCTGGAAGCAATCATTGCTGCGGCCTGCCTGGTTTGTTTTATCCTAGCGGGTATTTACCTTATTCTTTGGGCATTCCCGTGATTGATCCCATCACAGCGCTAGCTGGCATACAGTCGGCTGTCAAACTCATCAAGCAAGCGTCTAAGACTGTTGATGATGTGGCTTCGCTTGCCCCCGTGCTAGGTAAGTATTTTGATGCCAAGTCCACTGCGTCTAAGGCCGCTGTAGAGGCTAAAAAAAAGGGCGGTTCTAGTATGGGCACAGCCCTGCAAATCGAGATGGCGCTGGATCAGGCGGCGGCTTTTGAAAAAGAATTACAGATGCTGTTCTTTCAAGCCAACAAGGTAGACGTTTGGAACAAGATCAAAGCCCGCGCACAGGCAATGGATGTGGAAGACGCACACAACGCTCGGCGTGAAAAGGAAGAAGCCGCCAAGAAGAAAAAGAAAGACCAAGAGCAGTTGGAAATAGGTTTGCTCTTTGGCGGCATTGCCTTGGTGCTGTTCTTGGTGTATGTGGGTATCTATGAAGCAATGGAACATTGCGCTCAAGTAAAGTGCGGGCGATGAATGAGTACCAGAAGCAAGCAGATATGGCGTTTAAGATTGTCGGTGCTTGGTGGGGTGCAAACTTGTTTTTGGATGTGATTACAGTGTTGCCAAACTTTTTGTCGGACAGAATTGTGAATTACCTGTTGTCTTTACTTCCCTTTTAAGGTTTAAACATGCTAACTCTACTCTCAACCCTTATCTCATTTCTGATGGGCGGCTTGCCCAAACTGTTGGATTTTTTCCAAGACAAGGCTGACAAACTTCATGAATTGGCTTTAGCTCGGTTGCAGATTGAACGTGAGTTGGAACTGCGTAAAGCTGGCTTTGAAGCCCAAGAGCGCATTGAACACATCAAGTCAGAACAGTTGGCTACTGAAAGCGCGGCTAATACTCAGCAGGCTTTGATTGGCGCACAACAGGCTGAGATGCAAGCCATCTATGCTCACGACACAAGTTTGAACGAAGGCACAAGCCAGTGGATGAAAAATCTCCGAGCCAGTGTTCGCCCTGTTATTACGTATGGTTTCTTTTTCTTGCTAGTGTTTGTGGATGTAGGACTGTTTGCTTATGGCTGGAACAACGGTGTGACGTTCACAGAGTTAGCCGAGATGCTGTGGGACTCTGACACCCAAGCCCTGTTTGCTTCAATCATTGCGTTCCACTTTGGTGGTCGGGCGTTCGGCAAATGAACATCTCTGACAAGTGCCTGCACATGATTCGCCACCACGAGGGGGTGCGTCAGAATCCGTATAAATGCCCAGCAAAGTTGTGGACTGTGGGGGTTGGGCATGTTATGTTTCCAGAGCAGGGTAAGCTAAAGATTGATGACCGTGACGCATTTCAACCACCCGCCGAAGCCATGCGGAAATACAGCATGGAGGAAGTAGATGCAATACTTAGAGCAGATTTGGACAGATTTGAGCGGGGAGTGGAACGTTACTGCCCTGTTGCACTTACACAAGGTATGTTTGATGGCCTTGTTAGTTTTAGTTTTAATGTCGGTTTGGGAACGCTACAGCGCTCTACGCTTCGTCAAAAGGTTATTAGGGGCGATAAAGAAGGCGCGGCAGAAGAACTCTTAAAGTATTGCATGGCCGGCGGCAAAGTCCTTAAAGGACTTCAAAACCGCCGGATTGATGAGCGCGCATTATTCCTTAGTTAGCGCTCGGTACGCCTCAATAGCAGTCTTCAAATCGCATTGCAGCTGCTGTATGCGGTCGTCTTGTTCGCACAGTTTGACGTAGCATTCGCCAGCAAAGTCAACCAGGCTCTCGCGCTCCCAAATATCAAACTTGGGCATTTGAATTTGGCGTTTACGCCAGCCGCTTTGCTTAGTCATTGGCTTCCTTCTTTGACGGCGCGTCCAGTTCACGGCGGTAATACTTAGCCGGCATCTTGGCGTTCTTATCCAGCTGCTTACGCAGCCATTCGGCGCCGCCAAGCTCTTGTAAGATCATCCAGTGTCTATCTGACATCCGGACTTGTCGGCCTAGTAAAGGCTCAGGTGGTTTTGGTCTTGGCATTTACCTGACTCTCCTAAGCGGCATGTCCATCACGCGCTCTGGCGGTGGGGGCGTCATCTTCTCAGACGGCGGCGCCCAGCCGTACTTGCGCCAGATGGCTTGCACGTCAGAGCCTGACGTCCATTTAAAATCCTTGGTCGGGATTGACGGGTAGCTGATTTTTGAATGTGGTGGCATTTCGATCATGGCTGTATTGCTCCTTTAAATAGTTCTATTCTCTCCCGCGCAACGCGCAGGGTGTTGTAGCGCTGGTGAAGGCGCTCTAATACTGAAACACGCCGGTCATTCTGTCGCTCGTGCTCTAGCATCTCTAAGACTTTCGATTCGTCGAGCGTCTTCAAGTTTTCGTTTAGCTTTCGCCATGTAATTTTCAATTCGTTTCTCCAGTCCGTCTATAGTTAAAGTAATGCTAGCGTGCGCTCGCCTGGCCGCGTTAAGCTCGCGCTCGCGTATGCGGTGCACAGATTTGGCCGCTTTGAGTTTGGTTTTCCATAGGTCAATATGTTTCATGGTTTTTTCCCACATTGAGGGCACTGCATAAAAAAGAATGGTTTGCGTTTACCGCAGTGGTGGCAACAGTTGTATGTCATCTAGGCGCGTCCTCATAGTTGTCAGGGTTAAACTTAGGCACGTTGGCGCCTTTGTCCTTGGGGTTTGGAAAGGGCGGGAATGGCCACATTATTTAAGTTCTTCCATTGCAATATCAGATATAGCGCGCTTGTCGTGCAAAGCCGCCCAGATTTTCTCGTCAACCGTTTTGTTGGTCAGCATCACGTAGCACCACACAGGGTGTTGTTGCCCGCTGCGGTGCAAACGGCCAATGGTCTGTTCGTACAATTCCAGACTCCACGGCAGCGACAGAAACACCATGTGACAGCCGCCATGCTGCAAGTTAAGCCCGTGGCCGGCTGACTTTGGATGGACGGCCAGTAACCTGACCTTTCCATTATTCCATCGCTCAATGGCGCCGGCGTCGTCAAGGGTTGTGACGTTAAAGCGCCGCTTGAGTTCGGCAAGTTCTTCTTGGTAGGTGTAAGCAATAATGGTATTGGCATGCTGGTTCTCGTTCAGTAGTTCTTCAAGACGTTCAAACTTGTGCAAGCTGTACCAGATTGGACGTTGCGTAGATATAAACTTGCCAGGCACGTCTGACGCCGTGGTGGTCGTGTCGTAAACAAACCCTGACGCCAGCTGTTGTAACTTGCCCGTGACAACCGCCGCGTTAATGGCTGTGACGCCTTCCAGCACAAAATCTTTTTTTAGTTTGTTGTACGGCGTCAGATCCATGTCGCATTTGATCTCAACCGTATGCAAAGGCGGCAGCTTGTCCTTATACTCACCTGCTTCCAAGACAAATGTGGCAGGCTTAATTACGTCCATGACCTTGGCCAGCGACCCTACACGCGGCGCCCATTCGCCAAACTCTTTGTTGATTAGCACAAAGTATTGCTGCATAAACGCGCCTTTGCTGCGCCCCAGCAGTGACTGGTCAACAATCTTGCACTGGCCAAAGACGTCTTCAAGGCCGTTACTGGTAAACGAGCCAGTCAAGCCCCAGCGCGTCGTCATGGGGTCAACCACTTTAAGGAACGCTTTAAAGCGTGTGCCTGATGGATTCTTTAGCCTGGTTAGTTCGTCAAACACCACGCCGTCAAAATTTAATTTTTGCTCGGCCAGCCATTGCAAGTTGTCGTAGTTAGTCACGACCACTTGGGCGTTGCTTTTGAGAGCGTCTAAGCGCTGCTTAGGTGTGCCAACGCACAAAGCCATGCTGATGCGGTCGGCCCACTTAGGGCGCTCAACTGGCCACACGTCGGTGCAGACGCGCTTGGGCGCTAGCACCAGCCAACGCTTAACGTGGCCGTCGCGGATCATCTCCCACATGGCCGTCAGTGTGATGGCGGTCTTACCTGCACCGACTGGCGCCAAGATCATGGCGCGGTCATGCTCAAAGAGAAAGTCAGCGGCTGTCTCTTGATACGGTCGTAATGAAACCATCAATTTGTTCCTTGTTCCATAAACAAGCGTAACTTTGACCCAGCAACGCCATCTCTGATTGAAATAATTTTTGCAGTTCCGACAATCTGCCGCCTTTGGTTTTCAATTCCACAAACCACGTCTGGCCATCGGGTAAACACGCAATGCGATCTGCTACACCTTTGCGCCCAGGACATGTAAACTTCCAAGTCCGGCCACCAATGCGCTGCACCGCCCAGTCAAAATAAACTTCAATTTCTTTTTCACGCATTTGCGCGGGCTTTTTTAATTGCTTGAATAGCAGTATGAATTTCCCGCAAGGTTTCGTTTTCTGAGGCTTCTTGTAAAGTTTTGTTGTCAAATAAATCCCAAGCCGCGTTAATTAACGCGTGCATAGCAATTTTTAACGCTTCGTCTTTTGTCATCGCATAACTCCTTTTAAAGTATTGTAAAGTATACATGTAAAAAAGATTTGCACAACATTTATTTCTGTGCTAATATCAAAGCTCAATTCAATAAAGGACAGTATGCTTCACTCAAATATCGTCGGCGGCTCTACAGCCAAGCGCGTCATCAACTGCCCAGGCAGTGTGGCGCTGGTGCAGAAGATGCCGCCCAAGCCTTCTAACAAATACGCTGATGAAGGCACACTTCTACACAACGTCATGGCTGAACTCATCATGGGTGACGAAGCCCCT